TGGCACGATGGTGACTAGGTCCGCGTGCTGCTTGTCGTAACAGCCGGCCCGGTGCGGCCAGCGGTGCGGCGGGTGATGATGGCTGCGGCCGTCGGCGGCCAGTTTGCCGTCGGCGCCGAGCCAGACGATGGTGCCGCCCGGCCCGATCAGATGCGCCGCCAGGTTGGTCGCCGCTGTCAGCGAGGTCCATTTCTGCATCAGGCTGTCATGCTGCTGCGCCAGCCCCGGCGGCTTGGCGGCGCGGCAGACCAGCACCTTCTTGTCCTCCGACACCATGCGCGAGGTGGTGACGACACGGCCGCGGAAGCTCGCAACCGCCGCCCGGTTGTGCGGCTCGTTCCACCAGCGCCAGTCGCCGAAATAGAGGATGTCCGCCCACGGCAGCTTGTACACGCTGGAATTGATCGCGATCACGCGGCGGCCGCGCAGCGCCTCGAGCTCGAGCCCGAGCACCGATGGCCCGCCGCCGACGATGAACACGGTCTCGCCCGGCCATTCGCGCGGCACCGACCAGAATGCAAACTCATGCGACATAGAGGCGCCGGTAGGGTTGGATCAGGTCAGTCACGATCGCGGACAGATAGCCCGATGACGCGGTCGACAGCGACGGCGTGAAATAGGACACGCGGGTATCGCCGTGCTGCACCTCGCGGATGCTGGGATCACGCGTGCCGGAGGTGCGCCCCTCGTTTACGGCCTGGATGATCGCCTGCTGCAGCCGGGCCGGTGCCTGTTCCGGCAAGTCGTAGCCGCCCGAGTAGAGCACGGCGACCACGGTCTCGGCCCAGCATCCGCTGGTCCACAGCCGGCCGCTGGCGGGATCGAAGTCGTAGTCAGCGGCGGTGGCGCCCGCGGCCGAGACCTCGGCGATCTCGACCACCGGATAAAGCGACAGCGTCAGCGCCTGCCGCGGCAGCAGGTTCTCGTTGCGATCGAAGGTGAAGGTCTCCAGCGCCTCGGCCAGGCCGAAGCGGCGGTTGCAATACTCCGCAATGAGGCGTGATTGCATGGTGATGGCGGCCTGCAACGCGGCGTCTTCCGTCGTGCCCTCGATCTCGAGCGCGAGCTTGAGGTCGGCGAGGCTGATCAGGTCAGGCCCGGCGCTGTCGGTCGACTCGCTGAGAATTTCGAGAATGGAATGCATTATTTCAACCTGAGCGGCTCGAGCGCGCGTTTCTCGTCCGACCGCGCGTCGCGCCCGTCGCTGCCGCGCTTGACGGCGAGACGCCAGTCGTCCGACTTGCCGGGCTTGGCTGATGTCTCGGCCTGGGCGATGAAGAACGAGCCGCCAAGGGTGACGCCATCGCCGGGGACATAGGTCGTGCCTTCCTTCCATACCCCGGCATCGAGCACGATCGCGGTCTTGATCTCATGCACGGTGTCGCCGACGGCCCAGCGCAACGTGCGGCCACCGTCCGGCGAGGTGATGGTGGAGGTCTTGATGGCGCGGCTAACTTGCTCGGCGGCATAGTCCTGCAGATAGGTCAGGTCGGCGGCATTGCGGCCGGGCTCGCCCTTCTGGCCACGCTCGCCGGTCTTGCCCTCGAGGCCGGCCGGTCCCATGGCGCCAGGTTCGCCGCGCTCGCCCTTCTCGCCGGGCTCGCCCTGCTGCCCAGGCTTGCCTTCCGGCCCGGTGTCGCCCGGCGGTCCCGGCAAGCGCGCCAGTGCCCGCACCTCGGCCAAGGCGCGCTGGCACATGGCCAGGCAAACGCCGAACCCTTCGATCAGCGTATATTGCGGAGCGGGGATCATCGCTTTGCGTCCTAACTGAAAATCTCGTCGGCGCGGGCTTGCGTCAGGATGCCGTCAGCAACGAGCGATGTTTTTAGCGTCGTCACTTTTTTCTTGTTCATATTGATGACCGGATCGAACGCCACGACATCCCAATTCTTGGCGTTGCCCCCGGTTTGCCGCCAAGTGGTTGCGGTCGCTGCGCGATACTCTGCGTTAGTAAACCGACCAATGAACTCGCTGCTCGCAAGCGTTGCCTTGATCGCAATCGGTACGGTGGCGATGACGTTGTTTCCGGCGTCGATCTGCGGCTGTGTCGCATTGGCTCCCGGCACCCAGGCCCAAGTCGCGCGATCATCGGCATTGCCGACCGTTGTGCTGGTGACAGGCGAGACTTCGGCGATGGCGTCGTGCAGCGTGATCGCGTCCATGCGCTACATCCGGTAACCGAGAAATAATTTGGACAGAGATTGCTGGAAAGAGCCGTAAAATGCAGCCGTACCGGCCGTAGTTGCCGCCTCCAGCGCCTGCATGAAATGCCAGCCGGCCGCCGGTGCGATCGCAATCTGTGCCGTTACTGCCGATTGCAGCGAGGTGCTTGCGGCCTGCGCGCTGCCGCTGGTGGAGAACACCGAGGTCGAGTCATAACCGATACCAATCGTGCCGCCATTAGTGGCGCTCAAAGCAGCGTGCGACGAATACACTCCAAACAGGCTGTCTTCCTGTAGACCAACGATAAAACTTGCCCGATATGTCAGGCCGCTTGCAGAACCGGCGGCATTGGCGCAATGAGGCGTAACATTGCTGGAGGTCCAGTTGCTGGTCGTATCGCCACAAAACCCCGCCACGTCCACGCGATTGTAGGCGTTCCAAACGCCGAACCAGGTTTCGCCAGGAGGATTTGCCGCCGTGCCGTATTTCCAATCTAGCTGCGACGATGCATTGCTGCGCGTGGTGCCGACATAGGTGCCACGATTGGTCGCCGGACCATTGGTAATGGTCGAGCTATTGGTCCAAAGACCCGAGATGTAATTCAGCGCGACCGATCGTGTGGTGTCGTTGGTCCAGTCCGGACCGTGCGTCAATCGTAATGTTCCACCATCATTCCACACGAACCAGTCGTTGACTTTGCTTGCGCCGATCGCTGCCGGATTCTTCGAGGTGTCCGTAGTCGCAACCGAGATTTCGGCGAACGCCGTCATCACGAAGCTGGTGCTGTCGAGGATCGGGATTTGGATGCCGACATATGGCGTGTAATAAATCGTCGTTTTCGCCGACTGCGTCGTCGTCATCACCGGCACGCTTGACTGCAGCGTCAGCCGTCCTTGCGGCGCGGAGGTTCCCCCTCCGGCGACATTTGCCTTGATCTGTCCCGCGGTCGTGCGATCCCACGTCACCGTCGCGGTGTCGGTCAGCACCCGCTCGGAGGTCAGCGTCGCATCGGCCGTCGAGGTGATGTACTCCGCACCGACTGGCGCGCCGGCACTCGCCGCCAATGTGCCGCCGCTGAATGTCAGGTTGGCGCCGATCGTGACCGCGGCCCAGGTGTTGGCGGCCGATCGGTAATAGATGACGTTGGTGCCGGTCAACGCCGCGATCGCGGTCAGATCGCCGTCGAGCGGTTGATAGGCCGAGAGATCGATCGATAGCGCGCCGGTGCCGGAATTGAACGATAACGGCGCGCTCGCCGAAACAACACCAGGCGGACCTTGCGGCCCTTCATCACCCTGCGGTCCCTGTATTCCGGCTGTTCCGGGCGGCCCTTGCGCGCCGGTCGCGCCGGGCACCCCTTGCGCGCCGGTGGCGCCGGTCGGGCCTTGCGGGCCGGTGTCGCCTTGATCGCCCTTCGGTCCCGGTGATCCGGTCGCCCCTGTCGGGCCGGGATCGCCTTGCGGGCCCGGCGGCCCTTCTGGTCCTGGCGGTCCCGGCGGGCCTTGCTCCCCGTCACCATTGCCGCTTCCGCTGCTCCCGCCGCCTCCACCGGGCGCGGTTGGAATGCGATCGATGCGATCGTTTAGCTCGTCGACGTCCTCATAAAGCTCGGTAAAATTCTTATTGCACTTGTCGAACGAGATACGGATCTCATCATTGGGCGGCAGTTCGTCGATGTTGATAATCTGCTGCGACATTTACGAGTTGCCGGGCTCTCGTTGCTCGAGCGGCGGCGACTCGTGCAGCAGGCGCAACGCGCTCGCGACTTGTCCGGCGAGCTCGGGCGGCAGCGCGATCTTGGTAACGGCCTCGGCGACGCATTCGCGCACGAACGGCACCATGCCCTTTGCCAGTTCGGTGATGTCGTTGTCATCCATCATGCGGCCTCGCGATGTATGGCCTGCAATGCCCGCGTGAATTGCTGCGCGATGTCCTTGGCGGGAGTGGGCTTTGGTGCCGGCGCTGCCTCCGCATCCTGTGGTGGAGGCATTGGTGCCGGTTGCGTTACCGGCCGCGTTGGCGTGCCGCGTTTTGCCAAGTCTGACAATGCCCAGTTCTGTTCCTGCAAGTATGGAGTTTCACCGCCGGCGACCGGCTTGAGGTCGAGCTTGCCGCGGCCTTCGTTCGGCGACATGACGCCGGCGCCGACCGCATCGCGAATGGCGGTGACCTGGGTGACGGTATCCATGCGCAGCAGGTTGTCGGTATCGAACTCGGTGCCGAGACCTTCGCCGACACCGATGCTGAGTGCCGCGTCGAGCAGCTCCTCCATTTCCTCGATGTGCGACTGCAGCGCTTGCGAGTAATACTCGACGTTTAAAGCTTGCACGTTATTGTAGGTCGGCAGCACGCCGACGCCGACCTTGTAGGGCGGCACATGGTAGACGCTGCAGACCACCTCGGCCGACCATTTCAACTGCTCGATCATCTGTCCTTCGACGTTGGTCATCGCCATCTTCTCGTACTTCATGCCGCCGCTGAGGACGGCGACGCGACCGAGATTGCGCCGCGAGAACCGCTGTTCCCATTCCTCCTTGATGCGCTTTTCCTCGACATCACTGATGTCGCCGGGTGCAATAAGCAGACCACCGGGCACCGAGGCATTCTCGAACAGCAGCGCGGATGTCTTCTGCGCATTGATGCCGAGCATCGAGGATAGCCCCGAGGCAAACACCGGCGGCGTACCGACCAGTGGGTGAAACAAACAGTTAAAGCGATCGTGGATGATCTCGCGCGCCGGCACGATGATGTCGTCGATGTCGGCGAGGTTGTCGCTGCTCAAGCGGTAGAACACGCTGCCATCGTCGGCGACCAGCGGCTGCACCCGCGTCGGATCGAGCACATGCAGGGCGGTCACCACCTGGCGATTATCGCGCACCTTGAGCACATAGGTATTGCCGCGCGAGAGTTTCGAGAGCACCCAGCTTTCCCAGAACTGATTCCGGGTTTGATAATCATTGGGCCGCCGCAGCACCGGGCTGAAGGCTGGGTTTGTCGTCTCCGACCAGATGTCGTTCTTATCTCTCTCGACCAGCTTCACCCGCAGCTTGGCAATGTCGCGGGCGATCAGCGTCTTGCACGCAAAGTCGGCATGAAACGACGATGCGGTATCGACATTGATCTCCATGTTGCGCTGCCAGGCGCCGCTGAATGGCTCGCGGATCAGTGGATACCAGCCGCCGCGATCCGTCGGCAGCGAGTTTAGCGCCTTGCGCTTCTCGCCGGTGAATGGGATCGGCAGACCGAAGATCCTCATCAGGATTTTGCCTGTGCAATCTCGTGCTGCAGCCGGGCCACGCCCCAGCGCCCGTCGACGTCGATGCCGAGCTGCGTGGCTTCCACACGCAGGCTGTCGATGGCCGCCTCCGTCGTTGCAGGACCGCCAATGCTATCGTCGGAATCAGATACGAATTTTTGCTCGACCTTTGCTGCGCGCACCGGCTTGTCCGGTACAAACTTCGCCTTCCTGCCCGCGACCAGCGCGATCGCATGCCGCACCGGCACCTCGTA